TTAGAGCCTGTCGTAAGAGTGTCGCCTGCATAACGACCGACACAAGTGTTATCCTGCCCTGTTGTTATATCATTGCCAGCATGTTCGCCCAGGCACGTGTTATCTGATCCTCCAGTTATACGGAAGCCGGCTTTATTTCCCACTGCAACATTTCCACTGCCCGAAGTTACCTCAAGTGTGAACCATCCAATCGCAACGTTGTGGTTGCCAGTTGAGTTAGTACCTAGCGCGCCAAGTCCAATCGCGGTGCAATACGACCTATTTCCGCCAAAGGCGCCGGATCCTATGCCTACGTTGTATTCCCCAGTGGTTATGTTATCGCCACACTCTGCCCCCACAAATGTATTAGATCTGCCAGTCGTCAAATTTTCGAGGCATTCGTCTCCAATCGCCGTATTGTCGAACCCTGTTGTTTGAGAAGTAAGGGCCTCAAACCCAACAGCAACTGTACTTGAAGTAGTAGTGCTTGAAGCAAGTGCACTAGCGCCGATAGCAACATTATTAGACGCGGTAGTAAAACTAGTCCCGGCTTCGTGGCCTAAAAATACATTTTTTGACCCAGTTGTTACTGCATCACCTGACTGATAACCGATAGATACATTGTCGAGTCCTGAGGTAACATTTCTCAGGGCTCTATAGCCCACCGCAGTGTGATCAGTGCCGGTGGTGTAGTTCTCCATGCACTTTTCACCGATGCCTACACAGTTGCCTCCAGTAGTAGAACCGCTGACACCCTCGCCTGCGCTGTAGCCAACAAAAGTATTTGAAGCGCCTGTTCCTCGACGTCCGGCATAAACACCAAAGGCTGCGTTTTGACCGCCTGTAGTTACTTTTGATAATGCTTCAACACCAGCAGCACAGTTAAAGTTGCCTGAGGTTTGATCGTTTAGCGCATCCTTGCCGATTGCAATGGTGCTATTTGTCCCATCATCAGCAGCGAGGGTGCCAGTGCCTAAGCCAATAGCCTCGCCAGAATTGGCAGTCTTTGCATCAGAAAGATCATTAATCGCAGACGCTCCACCACCACCTGCGTCGGCAAGCGTGATGTTTCCATTGGTGGAATTAAAAGTAAGAACTTGACCGTCAGATGCTCCAGACTGCAGACCAGGAATACGAAGACTGGTGATACTGCTGTTCCCAAGAGTTATTTCGTTAGAGACAGTCGCTGAACTTGCGTCAACGTTTGCGCCTATACATAGGTTGTTGCTTCCGGTAGTAATGTTGTCGCCTGCATTCCTTCCAATGCCTACATTTTGACCACCTGTTGTTACATACTGGAGCGCCCCCATTCCGAAGGCCATGTTTTCACCACCTGTAGTGCAGGTGCTTAATGCGTAAGCACCAACAGCATTATTTCTGACTGCACTTGTGATCGCCTTCCCGGCTTCATTTCCAATAATTACTGCCTGATTGCCGCTTGTAAATGCTTTGCCAGCCTGATAGCCAACAAAAGTATTTTGATTGCCAGTGGTCAGGCTTTCACCTGCTGAATTGCCAATAGCGACTCCTTTGCTTGCAGTGGTAACTGAATTAAATGCGTTGTAGCCAACAGCTGTGTTTACATTGCTGCTGCCATCGTCATTTACAAGTGCTCCAGTACCCAGTCCAAGGGTGCCGCCAGAACTATTGGTTAATGCGTCAGATAGATCGTTAATGGCCGACGCTCCACCGCCACCTGCATCTGCCAACGTAATGTTGCCGTTGCTAGAGCTGAAGGTCAGAACTTGACCGTCAGACGCTCCAGATTGCAGTCCTGGAATGCGAAGACTGGTGACATTAGGATCGCCAAGTGTAATCTCATTGCTGACAGTGCTGCTACTGGCTTCGGCGTGATGACCAATAATGATGTTATTTTCGCCTGTTGTTAATCGCCTTGCGTATTCTGTTTCACCTGCTCCAGCGCCTCGCCCAATGACCACATTTTTTTGGCCAGTGGTCATATGTTCACCAGCAGTCGCACCTATAACGACGTTTCGCTGCCCAGTTGTAGCGTCTTTTGCTGCTTGATAACCCATAAAAACATTTCGGCCGCCAGGGCCTAGAGATGTGCTTTGGGTGTTTAATCCTGCTTGATAACCAACAGCAGTATTATTAAGAGCTTGCTGTGCCGAGCTAGATCCTTTTAATGCCTGATAGCCAATAGCTGTCGTATGGTAAGTGTTTGGATAACGACCAGCCTCGTAACCAACGCAGACAGATTTTCCGATCGTTGTTCTTGCTGATCCGGCTTCATATCCGACAAACACATTAGCTTCCCCTGATGTAGTTGCATTCCCTGCGTTATATCCCAGCGCCGTGTTGTAATTATCTGAGCCGTCATCATTAACTAGAGCACCTGTGCCCAAGCCAATGCCTTCTCCACTGTCATAAGTAACAGCGTCAGACAGGTCGTTGATTGCAGACGCTCCACCGCCGCCACTTCCGACCTCAACAACCGTTCCACCATCAGTCTTGGTAAAAACGCCACCGTCGGTGGTATTGATCGCGAGTTCGCCTACAACAAGATCTGAAGCACCAGGATCAGAGGTGCCGCGCTTCTGCTTAATAACGTTTGCCATCAGAACGTGCCGCCATCAAGCTCAAAGCTACTCGCAGTTCCGTTTTCAAGGAAGGTCACTAGATCAGACAGCGCCACTTGCTTCATTGTTCCCGCATCGTTCATCACCATGCGATCAGCTGCTGCAAGAGTGGTTGACGTTGCAGAAGTGCCACCATCAATCACTGCTACCTCAGTAGAAGTCAATGCCGCAAGCGCACTCGCCGCGCCTGTCTGCATCCCAGACAGTGTGCCCAAATCAGCGTCATAAGCCTGAACATCGCTGCCAATCGCTAAACCCAGATTGGTGCGTGCCCCTGACGCAGTAGATGCTCCAGTGCCACCGTGTGCAACGCCAATATCAGTACCGTTCCAAGTGCCTGTGGCGATAGTGCCTACAGAAGTAAGGCTGGAGCCAGTAACACCAGAACCAAGAGTGCTACTGCTAAGAACGCTGGTGCCATTGATCTTGAATTCTTTGCCAGATGCAGCGTTGACGTGCTCAGAAAAGTCCCAGCTGTCGGTGCTGTTGGTCCAAGTAATTGTGTGATCAGTCGTCCCCTTCAGTGTGATGCCACCGCCGTCAGCAGTGGTATCTGAGGGGCTTGCAACTGAACCAAGCTCAAGGTTCTTATCATCAACCGTGACGGTAGTGCTATTCACCGTTGTGGTCGTGCCACTAACTGTGAGGTTGCCTGTAACCGTAAGGTTGTCGTCAAAGGTCGTGTTGCCAGACAGCGTGGCACCGCTAAAATCACACGTTCCAGTAAACGTCTTATTACCGCTGATCGTTTGATTCGTCGTCAGCGTGGAAAACGCTCCTTCACCGCCGATCGTGATAATTGACGAACTCGTCCCATCACCATCGTCGCCAAAGCCGTAGTACAGCTTTTTGTCGTTTTCATTGAAAGCAACTTCACTCGGGGCGAGTGTTGTCGGGCTTCCAGCTGAGCCAGACGCAGCCCGTTTCTTTAAGCGGATTGTGTTGGCCATTTAGAAATCGCCCCCTTTGACGATGGTGGAGATGGTCCAGGTGTCGTCTGCTTTAAACTCGCCAGAAGCTGAGTCGTAGTAAACGACGCTTTTGTCTACTTTAGCGGTTGTATCCACTTGCAAACCAGCTGGACCAGCTGGGCCTTGCGGCCCCTGCGGCCCAATAGTGGACGCAGTGACAACCGAAGTGACTGGGTTCTGAACAACCGTTGACGAACCATCTTCCGTGACCGTAACGGTGTTATTCGTCGTAGTGACGTTGACCGTTGTCATGGTGCTGTGTACCCCTGGCTGACGAAGATGACGCCTTCCAAGTAATACTCGCGATTGCCACTGCCATCTTCAAGCAACACGTCATACCGCAGCTCATCAATGAAGGTGGCGGTTTGCGTGTCCGTCAGGCTGATCGTGATTTGACCGTTGGTGCGGTTCGTGTACGCAACCGAAAAATCAGCGTATTTCGTAGTGCGGCCTTCGTTCCACACCTGTGCATACGCCGTATAACCAGTCAGGTTGATAACGGTGCCAGTGCTGTCCTTAAATTGCAGCAGCACCGAGTAATCTGCTCGCCGTTGGAGCGTGATGTTGTATGTCCCAGGTTGAACAGACATGGCACCTCCAGCCAAATGAAGTCTAGCCCTAGCTGCTAGCCATCAGGCCATGAGCACTCGCAAAGGCTAGGAGCGAATTGACTTTTGCCTCAAGCTCACGACAATACTCAAGCAGCTCTGCATTAGTCGGTGACGCAGCATCTGCAATCGTCATTGTCCCATTGGCGGTTGGCAACGTTCCAGAGGTTGCAGTTGCCGACAGATCAGCAACATGCGTGGACTGCACAGCAGCAGTCGCACCAAAGAACCCAATCGTGTTGGCGTTGATCTCTAGCTGTGTTGTCAGCGTGCCAGCAGTTTGAACCTTGAGGCGCAGACGACCATCTTCAGTGGTGTCGCTTGCATCGACGATGCTTCCTTCAATGGCGGCGTAATCAACCTCTTGTGGGGTTGAGTTGTCGTTCTTGCCACGAATGAAAACAGTGCTAAGGATGTCGTTGTCCTGCCCAGCACTAGATGCACCGCGACGGTGAAACAACGTGATGTCACCACCAGAGGCAGCATCATCAGCACTGCACTCCGAGTTGATTGCCGTACCAGTCAAGCTGGTGGTCAAATGCAACGGATAAGCAGGCGTTGTTTCGCCGATGCCAACTTTGCTGCCCTGCAATCTGATGCGGCTTGCAACCGTTCCAGATGCAGAAGACATCAGGTCAAGGACGCCCTCTTCTGATGCGTTGGTTGGATCGTTGATCTGCGCAATGATCTGCGCATAGGCGTGCGTGTTGCCGCCGTCATCTTCACCACGGAACTCGATGTTCCCCAGGTTGTCGTTAGCAGCAGGTGATGCTGAGTTGCGATACAGCACCAGATCAGGCGCAGTGTCTAACCCTGCATCGCTGTTTTCAATGATGACCTGGTCCGTCGTGTCAGTGCTGAACAGATGCAGTTGAGCTGCAGCCGTTCCAGTGCCTAACTGAAATCCAGCAGTTGTGAACTTGCCGGTAAATGTTGAGTTGTTGCTGATCGCTACTTCATTGGCAGCAGTGCGATAAAAGCCGGATGTGCCGGTATCGCTCAAGAAGCCAACAGCAGGCGCACCAACACTGCCGTTGTCCAATGTGCGGAACAGCGTGGCAAACGTAATTGACTTGTTCTTGTCGGCGTTAGCGGCTTCTGAAACGTCAACGATCGGCAGAAGATCACCCGTTGCAGGTGATGACAGCGCCGTCAGTGCAGAAATTTTGCGGTCAGCCATCAGGCAGCCTCCAGTGCAGCAACTTTAGTCTCTAACGTTTCAATCTTTGCGATTGCTTCCTGCAATGCAGCAGTCAACAGAGGCACCATCTTGGATTGATCAATGCCCTGGTAGACCGGGATAGTGTTGCCGTCTTCGTCGAGTTTGTTGTCCCCAACTGAAACCCCTTCAGGAAGTTCTTGACCTTCTTGCCAAACTGCAATCTCATCCTTAGCTCCAGTAACCGCTTCAGGTACAACAGCTTGCGCTTCATGTGCAACAAAACCATCAACGGTTATATCTGGAATATCGATAAAATTAAAGCGACGAACCTGTAGTTGCTTGACTCTGTCAATGCCACCAGTCAGGGGAACAATGTTTTCTTTAAGACGATAATCTGAACTTGTGTTGTAGTTCATCGCTGAACCACCCCAACTAATGGATCCGTACTGAGTCGTGCCGATATTAAAAGCAATATATTGCGTACCGGCCACTAAGCTGCCGGCGTTCATATTCATTCCATTCTCTTGGGTTCCCCCTGTAAAGCTCATGTCAAATCTGACCGTTGCGCTAGAAGTAAAAGTCGTAGAATTTAAGAACAATCGCCCATTTTGGTTTATCCTCATTCGCTCTGCATTATTAGTTCTAAACGTAAAAGGTTGGTTTGTAGTTGAACCAATACTCATCGCCGTCAGCGAGTCGTGATATTGAACAGCAGCAGCTACAGCTCCACCATCACGCCGGAAGCTTGCAAGGGTTACATCGCCAGAAGCTGTGTAATCGCCTTCTAGCCGCAGAACTTCTTGCCCATCCGTGTCGCTGTTGACTTCAAGCAATGCGTTTGGAGAAGCTTGCCCAATACCAATGCGATCATTGCCTGCATCAACTTTTAACAGGTTTGCTTGAGCGTCACCTTCAACCCGGAAATCAACATCAGCGCCGCTGTCGTTAAAGACAACCTCAGACGTTCCAAACTCAACACGCTCAACACCGCTGGTTGCAATGCCCAGCTGGTTTGCTGCAGGGCGGAATAGGCCAGTATCAGTGTCTGAGGCAAAACTCAGCCCAGGAGATGCGGCGCTGCCGTCCTCCATCAGCATCGTGCCGTCAAGCTCTTGAATGACGATCCAGCCATCATTCGCTGAGTTTCTAAGCTTCAGCTGATTTGCTGTTGTATCTGCCCACCACTGGTACGCATACGTTGTGGCAGGTGCCGTCGCATTGCTGTTATTGCTGACGATTGCCGCCAACGCATTGTTCAGGTCAGCTCTGACAGCTGCACCAGAGGCGTTAGCAATGACGTAATCGTGGGTGGCCATGCTTAGGTCTGTTCAGTGCCGTAGCCGACTGCTTGGTACTGGAAGTTGCGTGAAACAGCAGTATTGCTGCTGTTCTTAAACGTCACTGTGAATCCAGTCCTAGAGGCGGAAGTCACTTCATAGTAATCCCCCGTAGCAAGATTGGAAGCTGTGATGCCAATGCTTGGCTCTTGATAGAAAGCATTGGTAAACGTCACCACCTTGGCTCCTGCACCTGACGCAATGGCTGCGCTGCTTTCTGTGCGTGACTCCAGCTGCATCGTGAAGCCCAGTTCATCAACCACTGGCGTCTGGTCGATGTGATCAGAACTCAGCTCGCACTTGAACTGAAATTGCCTGCCCGTAAAGCGGCCTGACTCCATGGGCACCCAAGCACCAAAGTTGATGTCTGACTCCATCTCAATCTTATTGCCATCCTCCAGCAGGAAGAAATCGCCGTTTTCCAGCAGCAGCTGCTCGTCAACAGTCGCCTGATTGCTGGTGCGGAAATAAACTTGGGCGCTGGTGTCGTCAGGGATCAGGCCATCAAAGTCTGACCAACGGTCAATCAACTCAACGCGATCATCAATCGTGTCTGCTGGATAAAGGCCGCGAGTTGTCAGCTTGCGCGTGAACACAACGCTAAACACACCGCCAAGATCCAGGACGTTGTTGAAGAAATACTCGCCAGCAGCTAACCGCGTTCCAAAGAACCCAAAATCTGCGAGGGCATCTACGTCCACGACATCATCTAACCTTTCATCCCCATCAAGCACTAAGCCGTCGTATTCAGTGTCGAACAAGACATCAACCTTTTCACCTTGGAACGGTGGTGAATCTGTATCCTCACGGCGTACTTGAATGTCAAGTCGTGGAAGCTTGTTTGGCAGGTCAATGACTGCGCTTGTAGCTTCTAAGCTGCGCTGACCATTTTCGTCTTGAAACTTGATCAGATATTCGCCTTCAATCAAAGGCAGCATGGCAAAGTTGGTCTGCGCTTTTACCTCACGCAACAACGTGCTATTAGGCCATTCTCCCGTTCCATCAACCTGAGGTGCATGGCGGATGATTGCCAAAAAGTTGTTGGTGTTTAAGCCTGTTCGCGGAATCTTCCAGCGCAAAATAGCTTGGTCGCCTTCGATGGCTTGAATCGTGACATCCTCAGGAAGTGGCGTTGGCGGCCTGATAACAACATTGGTGTCATCAGGATCAATTTGAGGTACCGGAACCACTCCGTTGACATTAACCCAGGCGGATTTACGACTAACTGGTGGCGCACCAAGTGCCCGGATCTGAAAGGTAACTTTTATGCCCGGGACTAATCCATCAACTTCGAAACTCGTGTTTGTTGTTTCAGCAGTGATGTAGTTGCCATTGCCGACCTTGTAACGAATTTGAAAACCAAACGTTGCACCGTCAAGCCCACGATTCCAAGATGCCGTCATCCGGTTGGTGATTGTCTGACCAATCGTGACCTCTTGGAACGTAAGGGTTAGATCTGTTGGTTTTGCAGGTGCCTCATTAAATAAAGTGACATCATCAAATGCCAGATCATCTCCCGTATCAGCAGTTCTATAAATGCTGTCATTATGCTCAACACCAGTTATCGCATATTGACCATCGCCGTTATCAGCAACAGACAAGCAACGGAATTTCTGATGCTCAACAGTTGACGATTGAATCGACCAAATTGATTGCGCTAGCGGTGCTGAGCTAAACGCTGATGTGTTGATAACGTTGCCAGAGACACTGTTAATCGTCTTAGTTTCAATGCTGCCGTCAGCAAGGGTGCAAGTCAGGGTGTGACCGCTACCTTCAGGCAACGTGATGCTCTGATCAACTGTGATTGCTGATGTCGTTGCGCTGCTTACACGCCCAGCAAGGCGCACTGATTGGCGCATCTCGTCTGACACTGCAAAGACTTGACCAGGCAGCACGACAGCGCCCTGCAAGCCAGTGACAAAGTTGACGACCTCACCATCAATCTCTTCTGATGCCAGCATCCATCGGCCAAGACGCTGCGCTTGAAACTTAGAGGTTGCGCCAAAAGCGACAATCTCTTTTTCCTGATACCCGTATTTGTTAATCAAGCCTGCGTCTTCAACGCAAACGTAGTTTGACTTGTAGAAGTTCTCTGGATCGTTGTAGCGGACGCGAATCTTGGTGCTGCGTGTTTTTAGTGATGTGCCGGAATAGTTGAACGCTCCATCAATCACATTGCTGTTGCTATACAAATGAACTGGCGCAACATCAGTGCCATCTAGGTTGCCGTGATCTGCGGTTGCCTGGATCGTGTTTGCTTGCCAATAGAGCATCCCGCGGAAAACACTGGCAAGATCTTGCAAGACGTTAAACGCTTCTGCCTGCGAACTAATGACGGTATTGCACGCAAAGCGCGGTTCAGTGCTGCCATCAGGATTGGTTACTAGTTGGTTCGCATATTGTGCCAACGGATAAAGATCCACCCAGCTGACGTTTGAAGCTTGCACAAAATCACCCGCGCCATAGCGAGAATTTGTGAGCATGTCGTACCAACAGCACACTGGGCACGTTGTCCACGACTCCTTTAAGCTGCCATCAAACGGACCAAGTAATGACAAGCTGCCATCAGTCCTGACATGAGCATTTGACGGAATTTGAACAATGCGGCCACGAATTTTATAGGCCCTTGTAGGCAAGCTTGCGAACTGCTTTGTCGACAGCGAAAGCCCTGCAACAGCGCAAAACGGATAGCCGGTACGGATCGACTGTATTTCAATCAGGCTTGTCCAAACAATTCGATTTGCTCTGCCATTAGCAAGTGGGATGTTCTTTTTAACTTCTTGAAAGTTGTCAAGCTTTACCTCAAAATGGCCCTCCCCAATGTCTACCTTTCTGACGCGGATATTCCACGGGCCTTGACCCGTAAGATTGATGCGTGGTGTTTTGAACTGATAGTTGCTGACAGAAATACCAGCAATTGTGCGGTCGTAAACAGTGTTGAATGATTGGCCGGTCGCCTGAACGTCAACAGCAACCCGAATCTCCCCATTAAATAGCTGCCCTTTTGCTAAGCCCTCCTGCGCTGTCGAAAACATGCGCGGAATGGACAACAACAGCTCAAAAGACTCAACGTCTGTGTCAGTAATCTGCCGGATAACTTGGCCGCTTCCATAGCTACGAGCAGCAACTTCGTTGTCTGCGGTCACTGTTTCGCTGTAATTTTCACCAATCTCCGTGTTGATGTCGGTAACAGTTGACGTACCATTCCTGCCCTGCACTAGCTCCGATTGTGTGCGGCCGCCCGGCTTGAAATCGTAGGAAACATCTTCAGCTAAAAAGTTACGGCTTGCGCCGGTACGAATCGCTGTTTCTTCAAGGAAGATGCCTTCATCAGTGCCAACTAACCCGGAGATCGGACCTTCGCAAAGCAGGTCTACGACTTTGATGACAGAGGTGGAATTAAGGGCCATGGTTTAAGCGATTCTGTAGCCAAATGCTTGCCAAAATAGTGTGTTTCTTCTGTTTGACCTGTGATCTATGATTTGAACCCTTGCGAAAATGTCATCCTCAACATCAGGATGCCTCATCCGGTGAATCCATTTGTAATTGTCATTGTTGTTTAGCAAGCCTTGAACTGTTGCCTGGGACGTTGCAATAATTGGATCAGGGCCGCTTGTGCTGTTGATGAGTGTAATTCTGTAAGTAAAGAATCCATCCACAAGTGTTGAGCCCTCGCCGCTTACAAAATCAAACAATCCATCCCGCAACTCAAAAATAAAGTCAAGCTCATTCCGCCTGCTTGTACTTTCCTCAAGTTTGTTAGATTCCCTTTCTTCGCCATTACGCAACGCAAGAAAACTATTAACCACCTTTCGTCTCCTGTCGTTTCCACCAATCGTTTTAGAGGAGCGGATTAGTGACACGCCAGAGGCATTTGTAAAACCGCCAAAATTTAGTCTTTCTCCGCCGATGCGAATCGTGTCTTGGCCAGGATTCCTAATTGTTGTTTTCAACGGGTCAGACTCATCTGTCACCTCAACAGTGGCGCTAAGCAGATGACTGCCAATCAACACCTCGCCGTAAGCAACAGGGATAGTCGCTCCAACACCAACCGTATTGGCTGCGCCTGTATAAGCGTATGACTGCCTGCCATCAGTGCCGCGTGTGATTGATTGTGGACCATCGGTGCTAGACGCTTCACCACTGCCTAATCTCGCTGCACCGCCGAACTTTGGAATTGTTGGTTGCGGTGAGATTAAATCCGCAACACCCTTAAGCACTAAACCCGTACCAATTAGTCCAACCGAAATTGACGCGCTAGCCGACAAAAAACCTGTTCCGCTAGCGCCTAAAAAACCGAGGCTGGCGCTACCTGAAACCGGAGCAAGAATAATTGCAGCCGCGACTAAAGCAACACCAGCAAGGATCTGGCCAGTACCGCCACCGCTACCTGCGATCACAGGCGTCAAAATCAGATCGTTGCCGCCGATCGGCAACTGCAAATCCTTAAGTTCTAGATCCGTATCAGCCT